CAGACATGAAACCTGAATACGACTTCAGCAAGGGGAAGAGGGGAAGGGTTGTCCCCAAGAACAGGCGCGGCGGGAATATGCGGCGTGAAGGGCATGGTAGGAGAATAGGAGGACTCAATCTTCTGGGGCGCCGCAAACTATCAGACAGGCGCAAGTAATTAATCCGCCTGTTTCAGCCGGTCATATACCCACTTCTCGACAAGCGTAACCACTACATACGACCTTGACAGACGCAGCTCTGGCTTATTGGTCCGGGCGTTCTCTTTGTCTACCGCCCGCTGGAAATCCGCCCACAATCCCCTGGGTATGGCTATATACGGGCGCACCGCATTGTGCTTGTGCAGGTAGTGGCTAGACCGGGACAGGGGCTTATCTTCTGGCATTAGGATTCCCTTCCGTGCTTGGCGATGGCGACTTCGGCAATATCCTGTATGTAATATTCTTCGCTGTCGGCAAAGATTTTTTTAAGCGCCTTCACCAGTTCCGCCTTGTCCCGACGGAGTTGCTCAGTACAGGTGGGGCAATCCCAAAGATGCAGAGGCAGACTGACGTGCCCGTGATGACACTTGGGCGTTTCATCGTAGCGTTTCAATCGCTTGATCTCGGCCTCTGGATCACTCATGTCCTTACAGGCATTCACGCAAGAGACTATCCGGCGGGCGTTGGCGTTGGCTTCGGCAACGTTCGGTTTACGTGCAGATGTCTGGATATAACAGATTGGCTTTGTATCGGGGTGTCCTAGTGGACCGGAGCGGACAAAGCCGTCTTGTGTTTCCCAAGGTCCAGGTGTGTGTTCCATAATTCCCTCACTTGTAGTTGGTTTTATATATATGCGCTTACCGTCGGTTGCTACTTCTTGATATTTGACCTTCATTGGTTAATCCCATTCAATATCGGCATTTACAGTGGCTTCGGCTTCCCCTTGCGCTATTACGCTGGCTTCGACAGCGGGACTGTTCTCATAGGTCTCCAAGTCCATTTCGTCATCATAGATACGCTGGAGGTCATCGTAATACTTTTGTGATAACCGTTGTATCTTTTTTACTAAGACTTTATTGATGGCCATGATTCCCTCATTAAGATAGCCCCTGGCCGGGATGTGAATACGACAGCTCGGTAACGAGCAGAGGTTCCCGGCCAGGGGTAATTGTTGAGTATGTGGCGTCGTATTCACTTTGTGCCAGCCGGGGAATCGAACCCCGGCGGAACCGTTCTGGCTAGGCGTAGGTTACGCTACCGTCTGCTTCCAAGGTCATTTTATCGGCAAATCCGTAAACTTCCCCGCCAAACTCAACAAACCACTCATAATCCTTTTGGTAAACCCTGTAACCAAGGCCGAACTGGTGCGATGTCTGGTTCATTCTGTTTTTAGTGGTTTGAGTGTGCCAGCCGTTAGAGTTCAGGACGATCTTGTCCTTATCGAACCGCACAACCGCTGTTGAGTGATACACTACTGATGTTACCCCGTCAATCGTGCTTATGGTGGTGGCATGTTTGCCTATTTGATTGAGTTGTGCCATTGTTCTATTCCCCTGTTGGTTAGTTGTCATATTCACGATCACACGTTACTACCGTCGGATACCGTCTGTCAAGTCTTTTTTTCAGCATTTCTTGATTAAACGCCCTTCCCCGTCGAGAAAATAATTTAAGAAATGTCTTGTATATCAGGAAACATCAATTTACCTTCCGCACCGTGAAAGACAGCCAAAAGCAACGCCAAGCACTCGTACTAGCCAACCCCGTTACTCTTGCTCCTATCACCCCATCTGAAGAGGATGTAATTAACATCCCTCCGGAAGGATGTAGTAAGGATGTATCTGTGGATGCTATTACTGGGATTGAACAAAGTGAGGTGCAAAGCAAAGAGAATGTACTTAAAAAGCTTATCCCCCTGAAACCCAAACTCCATTGGCCTAACTGGTCTTTGGATTACTTAAAAGCGGTGATTGCATGCCGTACCGACGGTGCAGCAGCCCGAAAGATAGGATTGTCTTACCAGACAGTATACGAGGCTCGATTGTCATCTGCTGACTTTGCAACAGCATGGGACGCTTGTCGTAACTATCGTAATTCCAAGATAGTTAATGACCTGGAGGACAAGAGTTTGGCAAGGGCCTTGGAGTGTGATCCCAAGGACCGGATGTCAGCATCCCTGAATATGTTCCACCTCAAGGCTAGGGACGACCGCTATAAGGACAAGGCAGCTGCCCTCATTGGTGGTATCACTATCAACCTTGGCTACGCCATCACCGACACTAAGCGCAAGGTTGGGCCGGTGATAGATGCGGATTTTGAGTAAGTGCAGATAAGAACCATTATGTATAGTCGAGACAGCGGGATCAGTAATATCAATGACTTACAGCAACATTGCAATAGGATTGACACATATTCACGCACAAAAGGTATATATTCTGCACAGAGGGGGGGGGGAGGGACCGCCCCTGGGGGTGGGTCGATATACGTATATACACCCATCATATACTCTTACTGTAAAGGGCTTTCCTAAATGAATGATACATATACACTTACGCCAACAGGCAACACGGGGATTGGGGTAACTAGTCCTGCGGCTAAATTACACATTGTGGGCAACAGATCCAGCTTTATTGGCACATACGAAATCACCTTTCGGTCTCGTATAGCGGAAGAGACCTGGGAAGAAATTTATGATATATGTGTTGATGGCGAGTTTAAAAAGACAATAACCCGCAAAGAGTTTTACCGCAATTTTCTATTGGTACCTGATCCTGAGAATCCTGATGACTGGCATAAATTGATTATTGGGAGCGATGGCAATGTGGGGATTGGGGCTTAAGTGTTATCCCCCCATCATATAGAACGACTATAAAGTGATTTTACAAAAGGAGTTATAATGGGTGCTAAGGATCAGAGTGGTTGGGTTTGTCCGAATTGCGGGAAGGTCTACAGCCCGAAGGTAGAAGAGTGCAAGGGCTGTAACGAGGGGGTTCAGAAGTCGATTCCTTGTGTCCCTCTCTCTCCATCGCCAGTAGCGCCCTGGCCTTGGCCGGAGCCTTGGCAGATTCGGACATTGACCTTATAAACAAATCGACAGGAGGCAGAATAATGGTACTTCCCAGTTTGAACGAGACGATTGAGGTTGTTAAGGCGTCGATAGAGGCTGCTGATCCGGCATTGACCCGTGAGGAGTTTGTTCAGTTGGGTCTATCGGAGAAGGCGAGTGCCAACCGGAAGACGTTGCTGAAGTATCTGCGGGAGAAGGTGAAGGAATTCCCGGAAGTAGAGGCCACCGAGGATGTGATAGATGCCCCCGGTGAGCCGCCCCCAGGTTACGTTTCGACCCCGGAGGTTGAAATGACGGAAGCGCCGGTTGAATCTAAGCCCCTGATGCAGAAGATTGATCCCCGGAAGTGCGAGTTCCCATTTCGGGCTTTGGACATAAACCGTTATCCGGTCTGTGTGATTCATAATTCTGGTATGTGTGCGCCCTGTTCCCACGAGCATGAAGAATCGGGTGAAATGCGTTGTCGGGTGGTATGTTTCGCCGAGAGCGACAAGCACCACAATATCAAGCAACCGACGGTTATAATGAAAGACCATGCGATAGTGGACAATCCGGCAACAGTGGAAATGGTAAGCGTAAGTGAGTTCGATGAGTAGGCCAAGACCCATTCAGAATCCAAAATGCAAACCATTGAAACCCCTGATGGGTCAGGCGGCAACTCGTGAAGTACAGCGGCAGAAAGACATTCTTAGGTCAGCCGGATTGGATTTGATAGAGAAGAAAATGAAAGCAAAAGAAGAACTCGCCCGAACACTCAACCCCAAGACAGGCCGGGCAAGATATACAAGATTTGAGATTCAAACCAATTATCCTTCAGGCCCAAAAGTTGATATTTTGCAGTGTGTCCAGATGATAGACTCATTGCCCTGGTGGAGACGGCTGGCGGCCTATTTGTGGGGAGACCGCGGCAAGATTGGCGGCATAGAATATCTCCTGGTGGGACAGACCAACGTCCTTTACCGTGCCCAGGAGTGGATTGACGGCAGGAAGGGGAAGTCCTTCCTGAAAATAGTTGACACCCCGAAGATTATCAGCGATGGCACGGCGAATGAGGTAGATTGATGGATAACTTTGATTGGTTGACAGATGCCCTGGAGGAAGAGTTCCCTAATGCAGAATTGAAATGGGCGCTTTTCGATCTTAATAATAGATGTGGGGTTGCTCTTTCTGTAATTAAGAATGGGGAGAGATATAGAAACGCATTTCGATTTGATTTGTATGACGAATCGGGTGATCTTGTTGACCTTGATGAGCCTGATAACAGAGAAGAGGTTCTGTCGAGGGGGATATTCTTTTTCAGAGAATGGCTAGACAAGGAAGTCTATGCCTAACATCCTTATCCCCCGCCAGCACCAGTCGGCACCCTCAAGTAGGATGCCCAAGGGATACGCCTGGAAGGTACGGCACGGCGTCAAACCCCACACAACCGAGGGAGGGGTTGTTGTCCCGTCAATGGTGACTCACGGGTATTATGTCCAGGGATCGAGGGGTGGATATACCCTTTGTGCGATTTTTTCAATTTCCCCCTGGAAGGGTGAGGGGCAGGCAGAGTTTGAAGACCGGATGCAAAAGGCCACTTATGGGATTTGCCACGACATCGACGTAGTGTTGGATGGTGGTGACGCCAGGGGTAAAGTGAACTTGATGCTGGAGAATCTTGCGGATAAGGCGTCAGACAAATACGATATAGACCCGGCGTTACTGAAGCGGCACTTCCAGCATCAGGACTTACAGGAGCGGGACTGATGACGATTGGGCGCTTTAAGATGCACTTTGTCCCTGAAGCATCTTTCCGTATGCCCGCTAAGGGTTTTTCATTTGGGTCTGGTCTTGTTGGTTATTGGTTTATAATTGGGCCTTTCACATTCTGGTGGAGGTGCTGGAAGTGACTGCTGGCCGATTACTGGAATGGATAGGTGAATTGCTACGCAAAGGGTTGCGCTGCGTTGTCCACATTTCCATCGGCGGTGGCCGGATAAACAAAATTGAGATGACCGAGGAAGTTGACCTGAAATGATACGAGACGGGTATACAAGACTTTGTTCTGAGATGATTCTTGCTGCCGTGCTTGATTTAGCAAATGAGAAAATACTACTCTTATCTCCAGGGGGGCCAAGCCAAATAGCATCCGCGAACAACTGGCTTTTTAGGGAGGGATGGGGGGCGATTAGTCTTAATACTTGCTGTGCCTTATTAGAAATGTCAATAGGGACAATCCGTCGTTGGGCAAGGCAATGTCGCGCTAAGGGGATTTTAGAACCATTGACCAAGGAGGTTGATCTGAAGTGACAGATATTCCGATCAGCCCAATTACTATAGATGGCAAGCATTACTACGTGTTGGTTACAAGCGCTGCTTTTACCGCTTGGTTAAATAGGTGCTGGTATAAACCATGGACGTGGTTTCGCAAACAAGGAGATGATTTGAAGTGACAGATGCCTCTTTTACAACTTCAGGGTTTGCTGTTGGCGACAGTATTAAGATTACTTGTGGGCTCACAGCATCCGAGGATCTGATTGAACGATGCAGGCGGCGATTCTGGTATAAACCCTGGACATGGTTCAGGCAGAACTACGCGTTCTGTAAAATCACAAGGATAAACGGCCACGCTATTGATGTGGAGAATTAATTTGAAGTAATTACTGACTGACATAAGGCATTGTCGTCAGGTACATGCCCCGCTAGCAGCATATTGGAGCTGCGGTGGGGCTTTTTCATTATGGGAACAGAAGCATACATAGGATTCAGAACTGAGGAGGGAAACCCGTCCAGGCCGCTTCCGAAGCAGAAGAAGCTGTTGGACTTTTTTACCCGGAAAAATGAGACTCTGGCCGATGGCAGTTTTGGCTGGGGAAAGACTGACGCCCTCGTTTATGCCTGTGCTCATGATTCAATCAGATTCCCTGGCAATCTTTCGTTGCTGGGGCGGAAATACATCGACTCGTTCAATAAATCAACCCTTGTCTCCTTGCTGGATATGATTCCGCCAGAGATAATCAAACGTCATAATAAACAAGAACATGAGATAGAATTGCTAAACAAGTCTAAAATTGTTTATATGCAGTTGGACTCTTCAAGAGAGGCGATTCAGAAGGTCAACTCGATGAACCTGGGCTTTTTTGGCGTTGACCAGTTGGAAGAGATTGACGAAGAGGTCTGGATAGCCGGTAATGCCAGGTTGCGGCGCAAACGATCCCGAAGACATAGCTTAGCCACCTGCAACCCCGATGGACACAGTTGGGTTTGGAACAGATTCATTCGCCATTCGGGGAGAAACGGCACTGGACATGTGTCGGGGGTAGTCTGGAAAGAAGGAGTCCCCCCGCCTGCCTGCCAGGAAGACGTTACCTTCGACGTTTGTGATAATCCACACCTGCCTTGGGACTATATACGCAGCTTATTGACCAATATGCCCGACAGATGGGTGCAACGGTTTGTCTATGGGTCGTGGGAGAACTTTGAAGGTCTGGTCTGGCCGGACGCCCGGCAACAACCCTTTAATGCCAAGCACCCGGAACAGGGTGGACACGTAGTCAAGCCCTTCAAAATCTCGAAGCATTGGGATAGATACGTTATTCTGGATCATGGGCATCGAAACCCGACTGCGATATTGTTTGTGGCGGTGGATTTTGACGGGAACTGGTATCTCTATGACTGTCACAGCGAAGCAGGTCGATGGGTTGATTATCACTCCTCAGTGCTTGAGGCAAAGGTACACGGGCAGGACATAACGGCTTTCCTGGCCGATCCCGACATATTCCGTGAGCGGGAGAGTGAATATACTATAGCCCGGCAGTATGAAGATTTCGGATTCTATTTTGAACCCGCCAATAATGATCTGGGCGGAGGGATTGATAATGTGGCTAGGGCATGGCAAGAGCGGCGCATAAGGGTGTTCGATTTGCCGCAGTTTGAGGGTTTCTGGGATGAAGTGTTGAATTACCGCTGGGATGAGATGCGGGTTCAGGGTATACGGAACGATCCTGAGCGGCCGAAAAAGGTGAAGGATCATTACTGTGATGATCTCAGATATATGGCGAATCACCTGCACGCTTCGGAGAAGCCGAAGAGACCTGTCCGGGAGCGGTATTGGATCAATCGGAATCGCGGACTTAACAAACAAGCATTTATGGGTTATTGATGGCTGACGAACAGACAGAACTGAAAGACGCCAGAGAAGTCGATAAGTACCTCTATGAGGGCAATAAAGACCTCAAAGAGAAGATTCAGAACTGCTATTTGTATACTACGCATGGGCAATGGGATGGCGACAACAGGGATAGTCGAGACAAGTTGATCTCTGAAAAGCGTCCGGTTCTGGAAATCGACCTTATTTCTCCCAAGCAGAACACCCTTGTTGGGATTGAGCACGACTTCAGAAGTGGATTTGAGGCATTGCCATTTGAGGGCGGCGATAAGGAACAAGCGGCCATAGCAACCTTTGTTTTGAAGCATTTAGACCGCAATAAGCGTATGAGCCGGATGTTCTCCAGAACCTTCAAGGATATAGTTACCTGTGGGATGTGTGCGACTGACAATCATATCCGTCAGGGCGACGATTATATGGCGGAAGTAGACCCCAGGAGGGAATCGCCATTCAGGGTTGAGATTGATCCCCAGGGTCTTGAGCCGGATCAGAGTGATTGGGTCTATATGAAGCGCAACCGCTGGATGACTAACGATCAGATCAAGAGTATCTGGCCGGGGGCGGATATAGCGGAATTGAGCCCCGACATGAGCACTGAGGAGATAATCAAGGCCATTGTAGGCGATGATCTGGATTACTTCGAGGGTAGTGGGATCAGCTATACCCAATACATTGACCCAATGAGGGCTAAACGCCGGGTGGCCGAGATATACGAGCGGAAGTTTTTGACAAAGGATTTCATTTTTCAGTACGATACTGGGCAGGTATTCACTCTTGACCAATTTATGAAAAACCCCACGACGGCCAGTATGATCAATTATGCCAGAGTGAGGAATCAGACCAATTATCAGCCCGAAACAGAGAAAGAGCTGGTTGAAATACTGAAGGGTTCTGACGTCAACGGCCATGCTATTATCAAACGGCAGGCGAAAGAGATACACATGGCTATCTTTACTGCCGGGGCAATGCTGGAAAAACAAGAGAAATTGCCTTATGACCACAACGACTTCCCGATAATCATGGGATTTGGCTATCTGGGTGAGCGAAATGACGGAAAACTCAGGTCTAGTGGCATTGTCGAGGGGCTGATGGGGTTGCAGGATGAAAAGAACAAGCGCCGGAGTCAGGGATTAGATATTCTCAACCGGGCACCGAAAGCGGCTGGATTCTTCCAACTAAACAAGGGCGTTACCAAAGAAGACCTTGAGGCGATGCAGATTTCCGGCGAATGGATAGGGCATAGAGGGAAATGGGAAGATGTCATTCACGAAAGGGACCAGAAGTTCCTGCCTATTTTAACCAATATTGCCGCAATGGAGCAACAGGCTGAAATCGACGCTACGAATATTGGTGGTGTGAACCTTCCCATGCAAGGAGTGGCTTCAGGCTCCAAGGAAAGCGGTATTGCCGCCCAGACCCGCATCAGGCATGGAATGATGGGCGTAACAGAACTTTTAGACAACCTGGATATGCTGAAGATAAGAACACTGACACAGTGTTTCGGATATGTCCAGCAATATTACCCGCCGTCCAAGATAAGGCGGATTATAGGCAATCAAGATTTGGAAGTGAGCAAACAGGCAATCGCTCAATTCCTGAATAATTACCGCTTCGTCAAGTATGATTGCGGTATTAATGAGGAAAGCAGCCCGACTGCGAGAAGATGGCAATTGGCTAATACAATGGCCATGTTACAGTACGGGATACCTCCTGCCCTCATTATAGAGGACCTCATAAGACTGTCGGATTCACCCAATGCGGATAAAATCCTTCAGGAGGTCAAAACCCAAAAATCCATGATGTTACAATCGGGCACCTCACAGCTTGAGCCTGGTGGAGGCCAGGACACCCCAGCATGAGCCGAGACATAGGAGAACGGAAATGACAGCACCAATAGAAACACCAGCAGAAACAGTACCAGTAGTGGCTGAAACTCAGTCACATTGGGAGAAATTCACGCCTGAAATGCGGGAAGCAGCACTAAGGGGCGATGACCTGGTGGAAACACTACCGGAACCTCCGAAGGAAACTCCTCCAGTAGAGGAACCTCCAGAGAAACCTCCGGCGGAACCACCGGCAAAGGCTGAAGAACCACCGGAAACCCCTCCAGTGGAGGAGCCGGTGAAGCCTGTAGAAGAACCCCCGTCAGAACCCCCGAAGGAAGAGCCGCCTAAGCACCTTTATGCGGGCCAGTATGAGAGCGTCGAAGAGATGGAAAAGGCACTCCAAGAAAAACAGGGTACGATTGACCGGCAGGGTGGAGAGTTGGGGGAATTGCGTAAGCAGACCCAACCGAAACCCAAACCGGAACCTGAAGACCTGGAGCCTGCTTACGATCCCTTTGACGAAGCCTCTCATAAGGCTCATAGCGAATGGATTCTTAGAGAGATTGACCGGAGAAATAGTGCATCCGAGCAACGGATTGCCAAAGGTCTTGGTCAATACGAAAGAGCTCAACCTGTCAGGGAGATGATAAAGCAGTTTACTGACGATCATAAGGATATTTCTCCTGAGAAGCGCCTGACTATTGGCCAACATGCCGATAATATGGCCCGTGCTGCTGGTAAACCAGTTTCGCTGGAAGAGGCTTATGCCGATCTATTCGGTGCAATAACTGAAACGCCCTCCGAGCCGGAGGAAACCCCGAAGGGTAAGGAAACGGCGGAAGCTATTAAGGCGGCCTCAGCGTTGCCTAAGACAGTTTCCGATGTTCCCACTTCTCCACCAGCAGAAGTTGACACCACAGGAGGTGAGGCTGAAACCCAAGCCCAGTGGAATGCCAAAACTGATGCTGAACGGGAAAGGAAGTTGCGGGAAATTCCCGACGCCCCGAAGGAGTGATTCTTACGGCTGGAGATTTTGAGGAGTTTAAGCAATGGCTATTATAGCCTTTAATTACGGTAAGCGGCCCCTCGGACATGGTGAAGGCGGCGGAGTAGGCAATGCGTTCCAGACCCTTATGTGTCGTGTTGACTACCGGGATGTACTATCGTACTCGACGGGTACGTTCTGCATTCTCGACATACCCGCTGGAACCGCCATTACGAGGAGCTATTTTATCGTAGAAACAACTTGGACTTCCGGCGGTTCCGCTACCATGCAGATTCAGGAGAGCACAGGCTCTAATGTCGTTATGATTTCTGCAACTGATGGTGCGGTATCAAACATGGCGGAAGGTGTGGTACTTGCCGCACCCACTGGAGATGGATCAGATGTTCTCTCCAATGTACTTACTCATGCCGATAATTTCCACACAGCAGCCCGGACTGTTGATTTCATCACTGGAGTCGCAGACTGGACAGCAGGGGTTGGAGTATTGGTGGTTGAGTACGTCGTCATACCACAATAAGGAGACTGAGAAATGGCAGACACATCATTTACTGCGAATCTCCTGGTCTCCAGGTGGGGCCGGGAACTTTACCGTGAGGCTGAGAAGGAAATCTACTTCAAACGCTTTATGGGTAAAGGACCGAACAATATCATTGAGGAAAAAAACGAACTCAGTGGTAAAGAAGGTGATGATGTCACCTTCGGACTGATTATGAGGATGACTGGTAGCGGAGTCACCGGAGACGGAACCCTTGAGGGCAACGAGGAAGGTCTTGTCACGTACGATATGAACGTGACTATTGACCAGGTACGTAATGCTGCCCGTTCCAAGGGTCGGCTCCATGACAGAAGCCACCTGTACGACTTCAGAACAAACGCCCGGACGCTACTCGCAATCTGGCTGGCGGAGTATATAGATGAGGATATATTCGATACCCTCACTGCATCTCCGACCAGAACACTGGGAGAAGATGCCGCTGGCACTTATCGCTTTTCAACGGGTTACAAGACAAGCCTGGCGACTGGCGATGTAGTGACCACCAAGGGTATTGACATTCTGTGGAAGCTCGCTGTAGAGCCTTATAACGCGGCAGAAGTGAAGATTAGGTCCATCAAAGTTGATGGGGATAATCATTACGTTCTGATTCTGAGTGAAGAGGCGCTATATGACCTGAAACAGGATTCAACCTGGGCGCAAGGACACCGTGAAGCTCGCGAGAGAGGAAAGGACAATCCCATCTTCAAGGGTGCGGACTTCCTCTGGAGCGGCATAGTAGTCCACAGCCATGAGAACATTACCACGTTTGACGATGGTGGTAGTGCTTCGGTTCATGGTTCGGAAAACCTGTTCCTCGGAGCACAGGCGGGTTGCTATGCGAAAGCAGACGAACCCATCTGGGCCGAGAAGGACTTTGATTACAGCAACAAGCATGGTGTGGCCGCAGGGACGATCTACGGCTTTAAAAAGACTTTGTTTAACAGCGAAGACTTTGCTGTCATAGATTACTGCACCAGCAACACCGACTTGACTGCGTAGTCTTAAACCGTGTGATCCGGGGTGTCTTTCGGGGTGCCCCGGACACCACAAAGGAGATAAAAATGGCGAAAATAAGAGCGTCCGGGTTTAATCAGGGTGATTTGTATGATTACCTGAATAATCTCAGGACTCGACCATTGGGCAATCCTACGCTTGCAAAAAACTCCTCTCATTTCGATATTGATAATAGTACGGCGTATGATTTTGTAATTGCCGGAGTGCTTTACACCGATGCGGTCAATGGTGTTTGCGATACCGGTACGGCGCAACACATGACTTCAGGTTTGTTTAACGTGGTTTTGATCTCAGTGGCTACCACTGGTGCCCTAACGGGTACTTGGCCGTCAGGGACAACTGGTTATGTGAGTGAAGCTGAGGCCATAGCTCACTTGCCTGCTATACCATCAGGAGAGTGTGCAATAGGATATGTAACCATTCAGGCTGGCGCTGCAACATGGACGGCTGGAACTGATGCCCTTTATGGTGGGACTGGTGGAACCGTAGCAGCGGCCACCACTTACTACAACCTGATGGGTGTAAACAACCTTGATTTAATCTAAGGAGAATATCATGATCTCTGGGAAAATGACAGGCACCGGGATGGGTTGGCGAGAGCTGTATAAATATCTGGTTAATCTCAAGACTGCCCCACTTGAAAATCCGACTCTTGCAATAAAAGCAGATCATTCGGCCATTCGTAATAGTACGGAGTGTTTTTACACAATTGATGGGACTATCTACACACTGGCTGATGAAACGGACGTAGATCATGGGACGGGGCAGAAATGTGTAGCCGCTTACTGGAATGTTATGGTGGTTTCGGCGGATACTTCTTTGGCCTTGGATGGTACTTGGGGTGCTGGCACAACTGGATGGGCAAGTGAGGCAGAAGCTATAGCCCATATGCCTGCTATCCCGGCGAACCAGTGTGCGATTGGTTATGTTACTGTTCAAGCTCATGCTACTAACGAATGGATAGCAGGCACTGATGAATATACTGGTGGTGGTACTGGTGATATAGCAACGACCACTACTTGTTACAATATATTGGATTTAAATAATCGGGATTTGATCTAAGGAGGTCTGATGGCAACCTTGGTTACTCTTGGGGATCGAGTCCGCAGGCGGTTGGGCCTGGGCCTGGGCTCGCATACCGTAACGATTACCTACGCTTCGGTGGCTGACGGCGATACAGTAACGGTACATGGGATTATTCTGACCTGTATAACCGGATCGGCAGCGGTTGAGCTGGCGCAGTTCAAGAAAGAGACTGACGCTACCGCTACCGGGGATAACCTGGAAGACCTGATAGATGCCATATTCGATAGCACTACAGGGGTTTCGTCTTCCTCCAGTGCGGGTGTAGTTACCATCACCGGGTCAAGATCGGTCACTACTGACAATGCGACGGGCTTTGCCATATCCTCTTCCACCTATCAGGACGAACCACCCTATACATCTGACATCGACCAGTTCCTACTGGATGGGCAGTTGGACATAGCGGATAAGTGTGTTGACAAAGCTTTGATGGCGGGGGATACGGGGTTAGCGGAAAAATTCAATCTCACCGGAGATGGTTCCGCTACCGAACTGACCTTGCCGACTAATTTCCTGCGGGCGACAGAGGTCAGGGCAGAGATAGGTAGCGATAGCGCCCTTTACCGCCTGAAACGGATGTCTTTGGCGGAATTGTTCACAATCCGTGAGGGGAAACATTCGGACTACAAAGTGGACAGTGCTGACGGGGCTACCAAGTATTACGCCATTGCAGACGATCAGGTGTATTTCTCCGCAGCCCCGGTGAGTGGTGCGGCGATGGCGATTATCTACGGTATTAAAACACCACAGACAAATAAGGCAGGAACGAATGTCTGGACACTCACAGTATCGGATTACAGCAATATTGCTGCTGCCGCAACGGTTACAATTGATGGGATTGTTCTTACACACAAGGCGTCGGCCACTACTGAGTTTGCTGATTTCAAGGCTGAGACCAGTAATAATGAAACCGCCGCAAATATAGAAGACCTTTTCGACAATGTATTCGACACGGCATCTGGTGTTAGTATCAGTGTGTCAGCTGCTATAGCTACCATAACTGGTGCCGAAACAGTTACCAGCAGTGATTCAACCAGACTGACAGTTGCCGAAAGTACGGCGGCTTCGTGTGATCTTCCAGATCACTTGGAACCGTTGTTAGTAGACTATGCGGTAATGAGGGTTTACGAGCAGATGCAGCGGTATGACATGGCCGTTGCTCTGATGCAGTTCTATACGCAAAGTATTATGGTGATAAATCAACAATATGGGAGGAGACGATAATGGCTTTAAGTGACATTTCCAGAAAAGAAGCCCGAAGCGATGTGCAATCCAGGGTTGGGATAAAACCAAATGATGAGATTATCGACGAGGAGATCAACCGCTGGCTTAACATGGAGCAGTTCAACTTCTTCAACCGGATGGGGATTCTGGTCAATAAGTGGTACGGGAAGAGCGAGACTGTATCGGTTACTGCTACTGCCGGTGCGGTTACTGCCATTTCTCTGGCAAGCAACTATGCTGCTACGAAGATTGCCCAGATAACGAAGTTTATCCTGGAAGACGCCTCAACGGTCTGGAAGCCTAAAGAGTTTGACAGGCTGGAACACATGCTTGGGGAAACAACCTACGACAATGAATATGCCTACGCTATCTACGGGGAGAAACTATACGTCTTCGTCGGGGTATCGGCAACTGCCCTGACTACTGACAGTTCCGTACTCTACTTCATTCGCAAGCCGGACGAGATGGCGGGGGATACCAATGTCTTCACAGTGACTTTTGCCTCCGCTACCACAGACGATTACATTGATGTGGATGGCATCCGGTTCGTTATCAAGGCTGCTGTGGCCGAAGATTATGCCTATTTTGTCGCAGCGAGCAATGATGCTGGTGCGGCCAATCTCGAAGACATAATTGACAATGTATTCCAGACGGTTACGGGCGTGAGTTCGTCTTCTTCTAGTGCTGTAGTGACCATTACCGGCGCTAAGACGGTAACGAGTAACAATTCCACCAGACTCGCTGTAGCGACCTCTACGGCTTCAATGGTAGATGTACCCACTGAATACGTCGATCTTATCATCATGGGTGCCCAGGCGAAGGCTATGGGGAAACTGAAGATGACCCAAGAGCGGAATGCGATTGAGCAAGACCTTGCACGGCGATACGCTGAGATCGCCCAGTCTTACGGCCAGGAGATTCAACTGGCCCAGATTGAGAAAGCGGCAGGCATACAATCACCACAGAGGAAAGAATGAGCAGGAAAAACCTCAGAGAATTAAGGGGCGATACCCGCAGTATGCTGGGGCCGGATACTCAGCACATACCGGACAGCGTTCTGGACGTTGAGTTAAACAAGGCCCAGAGAACTTTGAATGCCCGGTTTGAGATAGTCGAATCATCGTGGTATGCAACCAGTGTAGCAGATCAATGTTTGTATAAACTGCCACTGGCATTGCTGAGACTTGGGCGGGTTTACTTTGATGACACTCTCATACACTATACCCAAAGAAAGAGTCTTACAGGAGTTGAGAGTGACTTAGAAGACATACAAACACCAACATGGACGGAGGAAACGTAAAATGACAAGATCAACAGGATTAACTCGCTGGAGTTATGACAAGATGATGAGGGCGCAATATCTGGCCGAAGGCTTTGATGAGGTTGACCCTACGGAGCAGTTGAACGAAGGCACGGAATTAGGTGATACCTATTGGACACCTACTAACGACCTGCATACATCAGATTGTGACACCGAATTGACAGTAACAGATGGGCATGATGCTGATTTGGCGGCGTTTTTTTCTAACACTACACCCTTTGGTCAATTGTTTGAGTCTGGTGGTTCTGAGACTAATCTCATTACCGACGTACACAACCAGGACTTTTCGGGTACAAATGAATGGGTAAACGATGGTGGACTGAAGTCTTTCTCGACGGCTGCGGGATACTTGAATATTCTCCATGACTCTATTGGGCAATACTGTTCTCTGCCGGTTGCTAATGCACCCATGACAGCAGGTGTGACATATAGGGTCACGTTCTGGTGTAATAACTCGTTGACTAATAGAGGTTGGTATCAGCTTATGGATTATGCCCGGGCACAAAACTTCGGCAATTTTCAAGGCAGTGACGGAGATCAATTAATAGATTTCACTGTCCAAGCAGGAGTGACGGGTGGGTTATGCCTTTACGGGACGGTTTACAATAACCAGTTGCCCCAAGTGGATAACTTCAGCCTTACACTGCTTGGTGTCGCCCCCACTGTAGGCCAGGTATTCAAGGTTAATGGAACTGGAGATACGACAGATAACGCCTTGGCAATCGCCAAGGGTAGTGCAGTAGTAGCCAATGACCTGTTTACCGTCAGTAATGCTACTGGTGGCTCAGAAGCGGTTATCTATGTTGGCAACTCAGTAGGAAGTTATGCCTGGTCAGCTAATCAAACATCAACACTGACTCAAACAGCAGCGAATAGACCTACTTCAGGCATAAACGCCAAGGGGAAGGATTCAAAAGAATATAAACTAGACTATACGGTTGCTATAAAGCAGGCTATTGCACCAGCCGGTGCTCTTGATATAACCATAGAAACGTTTGCCGGGACATCGACCTCGTTGACGTTAACTGCGGGTAATAATTCAACTTACTTCCAGGCGGCTTCCGATGCTAGTACGGCTGATTTTGTACTTCAAGCCATATCAACCGCTGCAACGGCGGGGATGTTGGCGATAAGCAATATTGCCCTTTCAAGGTGTTGCGATGCTGCCTCTAATCCCGATACGGATGAATGGGTAATGATTCGTCCGATAGGAGGGGATGCCACAGTTTCGGCAACGGCAATAGTCGGTGATAACCTTACCAGTGTAACACTTACGGAATTGGCTGGCGACCCCAATATCAGGGGGAGATGGTCGAGAATAGTTCCTACATCAGGAAAAATTGCAGCATATAGACTTTAAATAAGGAGGAATGATATGGCTCTCGAAGCCGGATTTGGAATTGAACTGACGGCGCTCACCTGTCCAAGTAGCATCTGGACGCCCCTGTATACCTATTATAATCATGGACTTGAGCCACCCCACGGAGGGGTTAAAAGCGGAGAGACCACCACCGATCATGAAATGACGGTCGGTTGGTTTGACAGGATAACGGGGTGGACTGAATACTGGATTGGAATTATCGCCCATGCGACAGGGAATCACACCCACCACGATCCCGATCTTCCGCTTGAGTACAAACTGAGTATTGACGGTAATGGCGCAGGCGACGTTGTTCTTGACATTACGATGGAAACCCTCGATGCCCAGGTTGTCTGGAGCAAGGCTACTGGTTTGATAATCTTCAAGGCTCGTGAGGCTTTTGATCTGTCCTGGGCGGGATTCCTGTTCTACATGAAAGCGTTGGAGGACTTTTCGTCAAAGATTAAAGAACAGTAAAGAGGGATAAATGCCACATCCTAAGAAGAAACGGAAAAAGCGGGCAGGGGAGCATCAGCAGATGCCATCCCTTAGTGACGTTGATAAAGCATATTTAGCTGGCTTAATAGATGGGGAAGGGTGTATTGGTATCTACTCCAAGAAGCCAACTGGAACAAGAACTGTACCGTACCATCAGCTAATGATGTCTGTATCAATGATGGATGAAGGGCCAGTTGAATTTATGGCCTGTCTTACGGCGTCGTATCATTCTCTAAAGATGCATCGCCTTACTCGAACTGGCACTTGTTATGATGTTCGGTTATATGGGAAGCGAGCGGCAAACTTTCTCAAGCAAATCTTACCCTATATGAAAGGGAAACGTGATCAAGCAGAGATGGCGATAAGATTTTATGATGAATGCTATTTCTCTAATACTAATGTTCGACCCGATGATGAAGAGATAGCTCGACGTCAATGGTTTGAATGGCAATTAAAGGAGATGAAACATGGCCAGCAAGAAGCTTACGAAGCGTAAAGCTCGAAAAATACTGCGACACGGCACGGTTCATGGTAAACCGCTGACTGCAAAGCAAAAGCGGTTCATGGGGGCCAGGGCCGGGGGAGCGCCTGTTAGGCAGAAGGGGCGCAGGAAGACCACAAGCAGGTCTAGGAAGCGCCGGTAATGTCCAGATACTCACTTGTCCAGGGTTCGCTCTGTATTGAACCTGAGAGCGGTAGCACCTACGAAATACGGGTAATGGGGGTCAAGAAGCCTGTGCTCCTATCAGAAGTAACCTATACGTCGGAAGTGTCGAACATAGCATTTGTCCACAGTGACACCGATGACGACTATATCACTGATGGTAATAATAAATTCGTTACCAGTCCGAATATCTTCAAGGCAGGTGATATGGTTAGGGTCAGTAATTCTCTTACCAACGATGGGGAATATCTGGCGAAAACGGTGGTGCTTGGAAGGATTACACTACATAACAAGGAAGTCTTGACTAGCGAGGGGATCAGCGCAAACCAGATTACCTTTACGACCGTTACGCCTTTTGAAGAAGACTACCAGGATGCTATCTCTTCCCTCGCAGCGTCAAGGATTGCGGATAAGTTCGCACTGGGCGGTGGTGATAGGATTGCCAGGGCATTCAACAGTGACCTTGCCGACTTGATAGCGGAGAACGAGTTCCAGGAAGGCAACTTCCGGGCGGAGTACGGGGATTTATAAAATGCAGTGGTCTTCTCGTGTAGACCCCGAAACTAATCAACTTGTTGTAGGATTCAGGACTGTAATCGCTACGGTTGTAGCACTTCTGATAATTACATTTGGTGAAGATATTAGAAGACTGGTCATAGATGCAGAGACATCTGGTGTAATGGACGCCAATACACGCCAGGACATTGAAATAATTGCTACGACTGTTAAGGAGCATGGGGGCCAAATATCCTCTTTTAGCGACAGAATATTAAAACTGGAGTTTGCCAACGGGGAGAAATCAAAACTACAGAAGCAAATAACTATGAATACTAACCTTATCCGCAAAATGCAAAATTCACAGATCAGGATGGTGGAGAAAATTAATAGCATTAATTCTAATGCAAGAAAAGTAGAATCACGTGTTAGAGTAATGGAAAGGCATAATCAATAATGGCGATAATCCTCGACAGATTTGACGGCGGCGAAGTTGATTTCCTGAGTGCCAGAGATTTGGGGGAGAATCAGTTCCAGGTATTCAAAAATGTGAGGGCGGATCACATTACAAAATCCGTTAAATCCCTTGCCAATGTATCTAAGGTGGGAGGCATTGATGACTCTTATGCTATGCCAGGTCAAGGGATTATTGAATATCGGGCTGAATGGGACAATTCCACTACTCCAAGACAAGTTTCAACTTTGTATAAAGTACTGGCAAGGATAGTTAAATCAGCTGGCGCATGGGAAATAAATATTCACAGATTCAATACAAAAGAACAATCTGGCGATGCTGATACTGAATTTATTGACGAAACGACAGCCAAGGGAGGATGGGAAAGAGCCACAAGCAATCGGCTTGTCCAGGGGTCAAGCAATATAACTTTTACTGCGTCTACAGACAGGATAAGCGGTCATGCGAACCTAGCGAATTACGAAGTCGGCGAAATCATAAGAGTATTCAATACAACCGATAATAATGGTTATTACACAGTAAAGACTAAAGAACCAGCGGCTAATTCAGTAGATGTCCAAGAGGCTCTTACTGATGAAGCCAGTGTTTCTGCATATTTATATCCATTGCCTGATATTTCAATGTTTGCTATTCGGGGTGATTTGAGGGTCTCCAATGGCAATTTCTACGATGACCATGCTTCTCAATGGTATGGTCATATCAAGCGGGATTTCTGGGGAGAAGTTGTAGGGGTTGCTGAGAATCTGAATGAAACGGATTTCGCCACTCACGCTGATTGGGATGTAACGGGAGTTGCAGACGATAGTGGCGGGAACTGCGCATTTGTATTCGCTGGGGGAACCCTTAATGGCACTCTGATACAAACCGCTGCAAACAGAGCCATAACAGCAGAAAACAGTGTCGGTTATTCATTCACATATACCATAGCGGTAACGACTGCTCCAGACGGTGATTTTACACTTGTTCTTAGTGCATTATCTTCGGCTTCTGTTAGTTTGCCGATAACTGCGGGGACTCATACGGTTTACTTTACATCTGCTGCTGCCGCTTCAACGGCGGCTTTTACCATAACCGCTGCTGAGACAACTTCTACCGAAGGATCGTTTACGATGGATACTGTTTCTCTCCAGCGTAGCAGATATGGACTTAATGGTGGAAGATATGTTGCCCCGCCGATGCAGGAGTCCTATAATGCTTGGAAGTTGCAGAATCAGGAACTTGTAGCCCCGACGATTGTTTTGGGGAGCCGAGTAGGTGATGCCACAAGTGCGGCAAATGAAGTGGCAATCCATATAGCGGCGGCTCATCACGCCGATTGGCCGGATAAGGCGGTAGACGTTGAGTGGAATGCCAGAGACAGGGTGACGGCCACCTTTGTATTTGACCATGTGCAGGAGACTGCACTAGGGAAAACCTCTAGTGGAGATGTTGGTGTCGAGATGGGGACTATAGTTACCGCTGCCGATGCCAGGGCATTTATGGTGGAAGTATATACGGGAGCGGCACAAGCCTCGTGGAATCGACGGATAACGGCTATTAGGTTGTACTACAAGTTCCATGATGATCCAGACTGGTATGAGATTGTAACTCTTGACATTAACAAGGGCTGGAGTGAATCGGAACTGGTCTTTGATGATGAGAATACCGGGTACTGGTGTCCAATAATGGCGGCTATACAGCATACAGAAACTTCGGATGCTTCTGGTGGCAGTGGGACCACCTTAGAGTCCGACGCTCATGGGCTGAGCATCTATGACCTGATCGCCATTGGTTCCAGTTCGGCAATAGAACCAGCATCAATGTGTTCAATAGTTGAATCTCAGGTAACTAATACAATTACACTGCCTGCCGCTGCGGTAAACAGTCTCGGTGTTTCAACAACTTATAACTCTCAAGATTGGTGTGGAGGGGCCGCCAGCACAACGGCGGTAGGGACATTCTACATCCCCTTCACAGGGGAGAAAGCATTCACCTACTTCACCAATACAGGTAGGGCGGCTAAAGTCAAAGTTCCAGCAATCAGGTGGGGAGCCTGTGATACTGACGGTTCAAAAGTGCTTTATGGTAATATTGACACGAAAGACGAAAATGAACAAACGATTCGTGAGCGAAGTAGAGTTATAGAAACTCAGCCTGGAACGCCTGACATAGCATTATTAAGCATGTCTAAGGATGTTGGTCTCTATTCAGGGGATGAGATTATATCTATATCTTATTTTAATAGTAATTGGTGGGTATTAATGGAAAGGAGTGTTGTAGTACTTCAACCAGGTACTTTGAGGGAACTAGGTAGGTATAATGGAGTTGGTAGTAAATGGGATCATGCTAATGCTATCACGCCGTTTGGTTTATGTGTTGCAGATGAATCAGCAATTACTTTATTCCCAGGCGTAGAAGAATTGACTCTTATGAAACGTAAGTCATACCAATCACTTACCATTCATGCCCCAGCAATGGGCTACAGTATGAAAAGAAAAAGGCTTTTCTTTGTGCCAGATACTCGCGATGCAACTTCAATAGAAGTATGGATATATTCATTTGAGACTAAATCTTGGAGTAGAGAAAACTTATCTGCTAGCTGTGTTTATGGTAATATTGTTTCTATCGGCTGTTGGGGTGGCCCTACAGTAACTGCGATTCATAATGAACCGGAGATTTTAAGAGAGACTGTTAGTTCTGGCCGATTATCGAGCCTACAATTGGGTAATCTTTTTGCTGGCAGCGATGAGGCTGGTGAGATTAAAACCAAAGAATACGATAATGGTACTCCTTACAAAAATAAGATTCTCGGTAAAGGATACTTGACTCATTATTCTGGAGCGGACATTACTCTTGAAATATTTTTGGACGGGAGTACAAGTGCGTTTAAAACAATGTTAATAGATGCAAGTTCATCAGGGTTTAAAAATGTTGAGATTCAACTAAATGTTACCGCCAAATTATTCTCTTTCAGCTTTGAGTGTAGCAATTCAAGATTTGAGATTGAAGATTTTATAGTACCAGATGAGGAGATAACAGTCCTTGATTGACCAGGAAATACAACTAGCTCTAGACGCCAAGCAGGACGAAATCCTGACAGGGATGCCTGTGCCCAGAGACGGCAAGATAGGGGATATTCGCACGAATGTAACCCATAAGGGGCGGTTCTACCAGACAATGAAGACCGGGATAAATACCCATTTCTTCTCGGCACCTTTCACCCGGACGCCTTCAATTCACACGATGGACGACTACCTGCTGAAGTCTGGCGGAAGGATGCTGGATGATAGGCGGATATACTTCAGGGATACGGGGCTGTCGATTTACTCCAGTGCAGATGGGCAGTTGGACATTGACGCCGATACTGAATTGGAGATTACCGCTCCGACGGTAGACATCAATGCCTCGACTGAGGTGAATATCTCGAACAATCTGACTGTGGGCGGAGATATATTGCTCTCCAATGGGAACTATGTCGGCATCTCAGCAGCCGAGCGGTTGGAATTTTACACAGCGGGATATGCTGCGTTTATGGGGTGCAACGTCGGCATCGGGACGAGTAGTCCTGGGGCGAATTTACATATTCAAAACACTGGAGACGATGCCATTTTGAAAGTATATTCATCTGGTTCTGCTAAAGATGCTTATGCTGTGTATGGTCTAAGTGATGAGAATTCATATTGGATGACAGGTATTGATGACCATGATAATAAATTTTTAATTTCTTATGATACAACTGACCCTACTGGAAACATACCAGCCCCATTTTTAACTATTCTTGTTGGTGGCAACGTCGGCATCGGGACGGCGACGCCAGGGTCGCTAGTGGAAGCATACGATGGAGAAATATCCATCAATCGAGCAGTAGCGGATACTGGCTATAGGCAAATTCTATTCCAAGACGCTGGTGCTACAATGTGGACAATTGGTCAAAGAGATGGAGACCACGATCTTCACCTTTACGATGCGAGTCCAGGTGGGGCAGATGATGTAGTTGTTATAAAGACTACCACTGGCTACGTCGGCTTCGGGACGGCGACGCCACAGACAGGGTTCCACAATGTCGGCACAACCCGTCTTGGAGATCAAGCCACTAACTACTCCGCCTTCGCCGCTGATGGAATACTGACGATGACTGGCACGGCAATGGTTACAAATTCTTTGTGGCTTGGCGTTCAAGGCTTAAAAGAAGCTCCGGTAGGGTTAGCGGCAGCATATGTAAATCATGGCGTTTCTGGCGCATGGCAGTTTACTGATGGACAGCAAGACGGTGTAGCGGGCAACATCCGAATACCTAACCGTATGTATAGAACAACAGCACCGACTTTAACAATAGGGTGGAGTTCGACTGCAACAGAGAAAAAGTGCGAGTGGCAGATAGAATATATATGGAGGGCAGCAGATGAAGATACAACAGCAGGGGCAGATGACACTTTGTTAAGCTCAACCGATGCCGGGGGCACTTCTGAATCTTCCAGTACCGCAGAGGGTCTTACTTTAACGACATTCACCTTAGCTGCGCCGGGTGTCAATGATAATTGTTTACATTTCCGAATTAGACGAATTGGCGATGATGCTGTAAATGATACTTTGGATGCAGATGCGGAACTTCATGGCATGTGTATGAATTACACCTCGGACAAACTAGGGACGGCAACATAATGTCTAAGAAAAACGGTAAGATAAAGATTCAGGAAGAGCGGGAGAAGCGACTGCAACAGATCGCCACGTTGGAGTACAGGATTGCCAAGCAGCAGCAAGCATTGACGATTGATAGGGAATCACTGCTGAAGCAGATAGGTGCGTTGGAGCAGTTGGATGAACTGGAGGGGATAGCGCCGCCTGTACCCAGCGATAACGGTACGCCCGCCAAGGAAACAGTTTTGGAAGAGAAGGAGAGTTGAGATGGCTGAAGAATTTACACCGGGAGAAGCGTTTGAACTACACAAAGCGTACATTGCCAATGGCGGCCACCTGAAATTAGACGAATGGATAGCTCAGGGTATGCCAGAGCCGTTGGCTCCCAGAGATGATGAACCACCACCAGAACCGCCCCCTGTAGAACCGCCTGTAGAGCCGGGAGAGCCACCTACTGAGATGTTGAGTTGGGCAGATTGGATGGCAGAAAATTATCCCGATGTTGATTGGGAAAATATGTCTGCCACTCAGTTACAAGGGATGGCAAATTTATATCAAGAATATAGGGATACTTTTGGAGAGCCAGGAGAGCCGCCTATAGAACCACCAGTTGAGCCACCGCCTGCTGGAACCGCTGATTATCAGGACTATCTGGATTCTGGCGGGTTTCTGAATTATAATGATTGGTTGGCGGCCGGACAACCTTCGGATGTAGAATCAGTTGGTGGTGGGCTTGGCCCCGAAGTTACTCCTGATGAAGAAGAGGAAGAAGACTTCTCGCAACAGTTGGCTGATGCGGTAGCGGCCTGGCAGGAAGAACAACGCAGAATCGGCGCACTCCAGGCGGCTGAAGCGCAAAGACTGGGCGCTCGTGGTATTGGCAAGATGTCCAGGATGACGCAACAGGCTTTGCTGGCCCAAGGCCGTACAGCAGGGGAAATTGAGCAATTAACGGCAGGGGGAATGGAAGCCGGTGCAAGAAGTATGTCCGATCTGATAAAACAGATTAATCTTCAAACACAGCAACAAGTAGCAGGGGCTCAACAGTATGGCATTGGTGCCATGATAAGCGGAGAGGAGTTGGGGATACGGCAAAGAGAAATGGCAATGGCCGGTGGTCAATTCCAACAAAGTTTGGCAGAACAGATTAGGCAGTTCAACATTGAGGCCGGTCAGTGGGGGCAGGAATTTGATTGGGGGAAAACAACCTGGGCCGACAAGATAAGACTACAGGAAGAGGCAACAGAGTATGGCCTTTATGGTGATATTGCCACAGGTGTCGGTTCTTTCTTTGGCGGTTTGTTTGGCTAATAAGGAGTAAGATATAATGCCACAATCAGGCGGTTTATCAATAGCGGCGGGCTTTGCAAAGGGTTTTGGCCCTCAGTTTGCCGCATCCCGCAGACAGAGACTTGAGCAGGAAAGAAAGGGTCGACAGGATGAGATTCAGAACCTTGAAAAAACGCTAAAGCTTCTTGAGAAACATTACCCGGACGATCCCCGGATAATCTCCATAGCCGATACGCTCATAGAGATGAGGGGTGGAGCACCGAAACAACAAAGACAGCAAATCACGCCAATGCCCTTGAAAAGAATGTCCCCCGGCCAAACAGTGTCGAGGGTTCAAATTGCAGGGGAAGAGGCAAAAGCAACGGAGAAAGTTGGCGCAACAAGACTTAAAGAAGAAAAGGGAAGTCTTAGAAAAAGAGCAGAGCAGTTGATGAAGCAACGCAGGGATTTCCTGCGTGGTGATCCCATAATGACTGCTCTCGGCGGTCTTATAAAACCTCAATGGGATGATGAAGTCGAAGGGGTTGAACTAAATAATATTCTTTCTGATCTGAGACTTCAGCATGGATTCAATTATCCGAAATCTGTTATGAATGCTCTCAAACTACCCTCTCAAACATTAACCCCAACAAGACCAGTTCAAGGGCCAACAACTACAGGGGCTACGCTTGATACTGTGAGAACTGATCCCTTGGGATTATTCAAATAGTATTATGCCTCAAGTAAGTACACAGGAGCTTGCCGGGAGGATAAAGGTGCAGTATCCAAGTTATTCTGCTCTTGATGATAGCACTTTGGTTGGTGCTATTTTGAAGAAATATCCTGGATACAATACATCTTTATTGCCAGAAATCCCTCCGTCTAAAGTATCTTCTCCAGGAACAATAAGCCAATTCTTCAATAGGGCACTTTTACAACCTTTACATACAATAGGATTGGCAGCTGCTGAGGGACAGGCTGGTTGGCTTAAAGCTATGGATGCCTTCACTGTATATTTAGAAGATAAGTTCGGTATCCCAAGAGGGGGGGCTTTTAAGGATTTATCTAATTTGTGGGATAAGTGGGCAGAAAAGCATAAAGGCAAAGATATCCCCAGGGAAGGATTTATTGGAGAAGTTGCACATGCACTTTATTATGGAATGGGCAGACTAGGGACTGACCTCCCTGTAATAAGTCAAACAGGTCTCGTTACCTATATGGCGACAATGGGTGCTGGTGAATCTATTCAGCGGGGTGAAAGCCCAGCGATAGGTGCTTTAAAGGGGGGTGCTCAAGGAGCATTGCTTCATGGATCGCTGAAAGGTCTGGCGGTCTTACCAAGAGTACCTGCAATGGCTGGTGGAGCGGTGGTATTTGGAGTGCCTTCTGCTGTATCGGAATTGCAGGTTCCGGCAGAACAGCGGGAGTGGGGTCGAGTTGCCGGAGATGCCATGTTGGGGGCCGGATTGATGGCATTAGGGCAGAAACCTACGCAAGAGCAGTTTCGGGCTATGAGGATAAGAGAGCCTGTTAAACAGGAAGTTGGCGTTAAACTTCCCGTAGAATACCCCACAGAAAAGCCAGTAGAGCCTCCTATGAGGCCCGTAGAGTACGTTAAACCTGAAATACGCCCCGAAGTACCAGTTGAGGGTGTTAAGCCCGTAGAGGCGAGAAAACGGCTTACCGTTGAGGGTGAGCGTATGGAGATTCAGGAAACCGCCAAGAATCGGTTGAGGGACATTTCAGACAAACATCCCCAGCAGACGGTAGGATGGGACGCCACAGATGCAATGTCGGTGGGGATAAAGGAATCTGAGATAAAAACCTTTGCCGATCAATACGGGCAGGGGAAGGCAACTGCCATTCTCACCAAGAGTGTCCAGAACCTCACTGACGCCGCCGCCAAGACTGATGCTCTTATCAGGAAGATGGATACAGCGAACCTCACCAGTAAGGATATTATTGGATTCCAAGACCAACTTAGTAAATCGCTGGAATCAGTATTTGAACCGGCAAGACAAATCAGTGCAGAGGCGGGTCGCATACTTCAGAAACACCAGAAATATACTAAGCCTCAGATGGAGGCATTGAAGAAGATCGGTGAGATACCACCTGAAAGTCGTGCTGAATGGGAGCGGGTGATTGATCTCTATAAAAGGATTGATCCTAGCAATCCAAGGGAGTTTGCTCAATTTTTAAGGAACACAGAGAAGCCCACTTTCAGGGAATATATGTGGGAGTTCTGGTATAATTGCATCCTTTCTGGCCCGCCGACTCATCTTGTTAATACTATCAGCAATACGACATGGCAGGCTTTTCAAACGCCTTGGAGGGCAATTAGAGCAGTAGTTGATATTCCTGTTGCTAAATTCCAAGGCAGACAGAGAGAATATTACCTTCGTGAAATTGCGCCTATGTGGATTGGTTATAAAACAGGAATAAAAACAGCCGTTCCAAAAGTATTAAAACTCATCAGAACGGGTGAACTCCAATCCGATATGACTAAGTGGGGGATTGATATTGGCAAATCTTTAGAGTCCTTTGCACGATCTCCAAGTGCAATAGCGAGAGTAGCGGCCCCGGCTGTTTCTTTTCCGTCAAGAATGTTAAGAGCTGAAGATGTGTTTTTCAGGTCTATTGCCTATGACGCAGAGATCGGTGCAACTGCTATGAGAACAGCACTGAAAGAAGGCTTGCGTGGTGATAAACTGAATGTCCGTTTTGCTGAATTGAAACAGAATCCTACAGATGCCATGATGAAGGCTGCCGGGAAGTTCTCTGATTATACTACTTTTATGGATGCCTTGGGTAAAGTTGGGTCATCTATAATTTCTCTCAGGAATCAGATTCCTGGGGGTAGATTCATAATTCCTTTTGTAAGAACTCCAGGGAATTTGATGAAGAGGGGTGTTGAATTAACTCCTGGAATTGGGGTGGCACTACAAAGGAAACAATTGCGCGGGCAAGAGTTATCTAGTGTAATTACAAATCAAATTGCAGGTACATTGATAGCTACTTACTTTGCAACGAAGTATCTTGATGGTGAATTAGTCGGGGCGGCTCCGAAAAGTCCATCAGAAAGAGAAAGGTTCTATGCTCAGGGCAAACTCCCTTGGTCAGTGCAAATTGGGAATCATTGGATTTCTTACAGGCGAATAGAGCCTTTCGGTACGCCTATCGCTATGGTGGCTATTGTTGGTGATGCCTGGAGAGATAGAGGCAAAGCACCAACTTCAGAATCTATTACCAAAATGGGAATGGAATTTGGCAGATACTTACTTGACGTTTCCTACGTATCCCAGCTTTCTGATCTCTTGGAGAATATCAGTAGGGGAGATGGTGGATATACAGCCATGAGGCGTTTCGGCCAGCGATTCCCAACTTCTTTTGTGCCTTATTCCTCATTCCTGAGATCAATGGGCAGAGCCACCGAAGCTGTTAAAACAGGCAAGGTAGTATTGCGAGACCCCAAGACAGTATCCGAGGCCACCAGAGCACAGATACCATTTCTAACAGAAACTGTCCCAGCAAGGAAGACAGTATTCGGACAAGAGATATTGCTCCCTGGCGGTCCCATAAGACAGTGGCTCCCCTATAAGGCATCCAAGGCGACCAAAGACCCCGTAGAATTAGAACTTCAAAGATTAGGGATAAGTCCGGGGATGCCAGCAAAGAAGATAAGAGGCACTGAACTTACTGATGAGCAATATGATAGATACCTTACACTTTCCGGCGAGGCAATCTACAAAGAATTGAAGAGGGTTATTACTTCAAAGGCATGGGTTGATGCAAAGGATACGCTCGAAGCAAATCAAGCCAAGGATAAAATAATCGAAAGTATCATCAGGCGCATAAGAGAAGCCGTCAGGGGTAAAATATTGGTTGAAATCGCTCAGGATAAAATGCCGGGAGGAGTTGAATAATGCCACGTTTCAGCGAAAAGAGCCTTACCATATTAGCAACTTGCGATGAGCGGCTACAGCGAATTTGTATGGAGTTAATCCGGCAATATGATGTAAAGATTATCCAAGGTTTCCGAGGCCAGATGGATCAGGAGAAAGCCGTCAAAGAAGGCAAGAGTAAGAAACATTGGCCTATGAGCAAACACAACCAGCATCCTTCAATAGCGGTTGACGTTGTGCCGTTTCCTATTGACTGGGAAGACCGGGAGCGGTTCTTTTACATGGCCGGTTTATTCATGGCAATTGCAAATTTCATGGGAATCGGCATTCGTTGGGGCGGAGACTGGGATCGAGATAAGGACTTTGATGACCAACGGTTTGATGATCTTCCCCATATAGAATTAATATCAAATTGAGGTGCATAAATTGAAGAGTAAGAATAGCGTCGCCGTTAAAATAATAACAACCCTTGTTATCGCTGCGATAATAGGAGTTGTTGGGTATGGCAACAGTCTTGAAAAACGAATTGATAGGCATGATGTTGAGATTGCAAAAATAGGCAAGGACATTGAGTATATCAAGATAGGCGTGGAAGAGCTTCTCAGACGAACACAAGGAGATAAATGATGTTAAAGAACATAGTCGGATTGTTTGTAGGCGAAAGTAGCAAGAAAAGGCAGATAGGTATTGGCGCATTCACTATTCTATCTCTGTCTTTTCTTTTTGGATTAGTAGAGATTGAGACCTACGGGGTTCTCGTTACACTGATCGGCCTATGGACTGGTGTGGCCTACAATGCCAGGTTTACCAAAATCTCTAAGAAGGTCAAGGAGATAAAAGAGGTGATGGACTCCAATATTACAAACAAATAGTTTGCATTCGCAAGGTGCGGGTGTAAATTAGACCGTTCTTTGGCAGAGTCAATAGAAGATATTCCAAACCGCCTGCGAGCGGGCGTGCTTTGCGGCTTTGCCAATGCTCTTTGAAGATAAGGCGGGTTTCCTGGACGCAGGATAGGCTGCTAGCACTGAAAGCCCGCTATGATACAACCAGTCTCGTGTAAGTCACGAGATGCGCAGGGCCGGAGAAATCTGGCCCTTGCTTTTACGCCCTAAAATCCCCTTTCCCCGTCGAGAAAACAAAATTATATTGGCAAGGCTGAAGATTTCCCTTGCACACCGATTTGTTCTTCTTTACCTTTGCAGCGTCGATTATGGACACGATCAACTAAAAGGAGAATATATGGATGCGGATATTTTATTATTTGAGGTCAAGACTCCAAATAGATGTTACCATGAGATATACACAAGAAATCAGTTTGCTGGCTATTGGAGACCCTCTCGCCTATGGAAGAAGTGTATGATTTACAATGGTCTTAAATATTGGTTCTTGAAACGGATAGAAGGATCATATTACACTGAATTCACTGCTGCTTAGTAAAAGCCGAAATGACTCCTAAAACCTACAGCACAACCGAGATCAACGCACTGGCCGGGACGGGCTGGTGTTATTGGCGGCTCCGCTATCTGGTCCAGACGGGAGTGGTGATCCCCCTGAACCGAGGCCGGGGAAAGGAACGCCGATTCTCTGAAGCCGAGGGTTTGAAGGCCATTAACATCCTACGGGCGTCGATCAAACGTCATAACTTGGAGCAACTGGCAAAATGACTAAACCGAGAAAGTTGGTAAAAGGCGACCGGGTGAAGGTTACCGGGGGTTGGGGGATAAAGGGTGGGGGTTCCCTGGGCGAGCATTATATAGGTTGTTTTGCCACCGTAGTAGGATTCACAAAAATGTCAATGCCGATAACAATAAAGCTAGATGAAGATATTGACACTAGCTACGTATTTAATTGGTGCCGTGAAAACCTGAGAGCATTGCCCCGCAAGGCTAAAGCATTATGATTTCGCCCCCGCTTTCTCACCGAACGCTTGGCAAGCCCAGGCAACAATGATACACCATGATCTACCCTCGAAACGGCGGGGGCGAAACTTTAACAATGGAGGCTAAATAATGTGTCTTACTGAAGTTACTTTAACTACCAGAGACCGCAAGCAGGAAGGCTTTGGCTGGAAGGTCTTTGAAGTTGTCAACAAAAAATTTAAAGGAGAATATTACGGCGGTATTAGGAAAGAAGGTGTTTGGCTAAAGTCCAAAGATGATGGTAGTGAAGATTACCCGCTTGGTTTTCACTTATATCAGACCAGAAGAGAAGCGCGACATTGGTTATCTTATTGTAATAGGCACAGAGATGGTAAATACATAGTGAGGAAAGCCAAGTTCCGAGGTATTTTAGCCGAGGGACGGGATAATTGCCGTCGCGTCATCGTCGTCAAAGAAATGCTGATACTTCCACAACAAACAGGAGGCTAATATGAACATAGAAGAAGCGTACCTGGTAATGCAGGAGCATTGCGGGATTGAGGTCGGGGATAAGGTTAGAGTGATTCGTAAACACAGCAACTTTGAAATGGGATATGGATGTCAGACCTCAAAGGGAAAAGAGACATTAGTCGGAGAAACTGGCATTGTTGAATCGGTAAACAAGCATTCAAATAGTATAAGGATAGGATTCAAGGGGGGGTTATCATCTTGGGGATTCCCATTCTTCTGCCTTGAGCTCGTCGAGAAGGCCAAGCCGGAACTGCCGCCGATTAAGGTAGGGGGCAGGGAAGTTATATTCGGCGATGGTTGCATTAAAGTCTGCGGCTTATTGGTTACCAAGCCAATCCTCCATGAAATCCTTGATCGGCTGGAGAAATAATTACACATGGGGTCAGCGTTGCTATCGCAAGTAAGGTTAAGCAAAAACGGTAAAGGAGTTATAGCATGGCTGTGGCTCGGCGCTGGCCTCAGATATTTGACATTGCCCGGATGAAGCTGGGCATAGGGGAGAGTCAAGGGGCTTACCCGGCCCGGCGATGTATACGCTCTCCCCGGCGCTTTTTGAATTGGCAGAGGTGGGCTAACTAGTGAGATACGGGAAACATGGAGACACCAACTCACGAATTGCCTTGGTCGGCGATGGCTATCTCTGCCAACGTTATTTGAAATGCCCCGCACCCCCGTTTACTGGCTGTGAAGTCAGTTCCTACGCCCAGATTACCAGGTGGTGTGAAAGACCACGGGCACGGGGACGGGGCTATCTTTGACATTGCCCCTACGGGGTAACAGGGGGGAGTATGAGTCGTCGGGGAAACGTACAAGACCCTGACCGTTGCAACACTCCCCCCGGGACCTTTGAAATTGGCAGAGGTGGCGTTAGAGACAACCAGGTAGGGTGTGAGTCCCTGCCCGCCCTCTGCCAACGTTATTTGAAACAGGGGAGAGTCCTTTTGGGTTACTTACTACATCGGGTTTGTGCCCTCTTTTTCTCTCCCCTGTGAACTTTGAAAGGAGTAAACGATGACTGAAGACCAAGACATCGGACACCGGCTTTTCGAGTTCGAGCCTGAGATGTGTGTCGGGTGCGGGAAGGAACTAGCGACCGAGGGGCTATATTGTCTGAAGTGCCGTGAACTCTTAGATGACATAAACTTGGACAAAAGGGAAGGGGAATAATGGGCAACCCTTATTGGACGCCAGATCAGGATATGCGCTCAAGTTGCTGTTGGGCTTTGTCGGCTGGCGAGATAGTTGACGGCGATGCTATTTGCTCAAAGTGTGGAGAACACGCTACCTTCGAGAAAGAGGAAGAACCTGATCTCCTGACCTTTGAGGGGTTGACGAAGTTGCTTTATCCTGATTATAAACCTGCTGGAGGGGAATAATGCACGTTTCAGATATGCTTAGTGATGACCCGGAACAAAGGGCGCGGCTACAAGAGGAGGAAGAAAATATGACTGAGCAAGATCGTACAAAAGAAGCGCAAAAGTTTGACGCCGCCATTGGGGAGGGAGAAGAGAATGCCCTGGTGGTAGCCACTGAAGGCCCGTCAAGGCTGCTTGAGATAGCCGTCCAGCAGGACTTGGACATTGATAAGCTTGAGCGGCTGGTGGCTATGAAGGAGCGGTGGGATGCACAGGAGGCACGGAAAGCCTTTTATGAGGCACTCTCGAAATTCCAGAAGCTTGTTCCGACGCTTAAAAAAGATAAGCACGTTCATTATGTAACCAAGTCTGGCGCTGTTATTGATTATGACCATACATCTTTGGGTAAGATACAGCCTCAAATACAAGAGGCCGCCGCTGAATGCGGGCTGTCTCATCGGTGGGAGTTTAATGACGGGCCTGATTTAATGGAAGTTACCTGTGTTATTACTCACGTTGACGGCCATTCTGAAAGGTCATCGCAGAGTGCCCCGATAGATACTAGCGGGAATAAAAGCACAATTCATGGGCGTCAATCTTCCAGAACTTACTTAGAGCGCAGTACGCTTATCGGCGCACTTGGGCTTATGAGTGCTGATAAAGACGACGATGGGAGACAGGGTCAGGTATCTGCCCCCACACCAAAAGAAGCCACAAAAGACCTGCCCGATCTCCCCGAAGGCACCGATACCAAAGCCCCCAGGCCAGAGACTATTGGTAAGACTGATGCCGACAAGCAAAAACAACTCTATGGCTATCTGTGCGAGATCACCGGGGTAGACCCGAAGAAAGAACGCCTCTTGGCTGAGGAGAAGAAAAGGCTTTCGGATGAACTTATAGAGCTGACTACCTTTGAAAGCGACGGCGAAATCAAGAAGGAGCGTTCCCTGCGCAACCTCAAGGGCAAGTGGCTGAATACCGCTATCGGCAAAGCCAAGGATAAGATCAAAAAGGTTCACGATGAACTGGCCGAATTGCTGAAATGCCCTGCACTGACCAAGGAGTTTACTGACGGCATGGAAAAAGAGATCGCAAGGGAACCCCATGATCTGCCTTGGTACAAGGATCAGATCGTGATAATCAAGGAAATGATAGCCGACAAGGAGAAAGAAAATGAATGTACTTAAGTTCCGGGCTTGGTTTGAAAAGAAACCTGATTGGTGCAATCAGATGTTTTACTCCGATGAAGAATCCCCTGGTTTGGGTGATTGGTTCTCTGAATGTGAGATTGAGAGTGATCATGGCAATAAAGTTCTCTTCTTGCAGTTCGTCGGCCTGAAGGACAAGAACGGCGCTGAGATTTATGCGGGGGATATACTAAAAGATGATGTGGGAGATATTGGTATTGTGCGATTCGGGAAACTGCCCTTAAACAAATCGGGCGATTGCGTTTGCACTTATGGGGCGTTTTATGTCGAGTGCAAGGGGCAGCTGGGACAGTCTCCATCTTATGATTGTACAGAAATAGGCGATTGGATGGAAGTCATCGGCAATCACTTCGAGAACCTGGAGTTACTACATGCCGCATCCTAAGCCCAAGCGCAAAAAGAAGAAGGCATGATATTCATATCACCTAAAGGTATGACGATAGAGGGCTGGCTTAAAGAAAAGCGACGGCTCAATACGGCCCGTAAACGTCTACGTAAAGGGCGGGGGCAGAAACAAACCGAGCGGGACTTTGCAAAGAAGCCTTTATTCGGACGTACTAGGGCGTTCTTTGGGCAGATACTATCGACAGGAAGAAAATCGTGAAAAAAGCACTCCTTTGGCTGTGGGATCATTGGGGATGGGGTTACTTCGGATGGAACAAGGACAACCTTGCCAAGCGGCGTATCAATCCCAGCCGCCAAGAAATCAAGGCGTATTGCCAAGAATATAATCTCACCCGGAAGGCTGCCAAGAAAGGGCTTCGCCGGGCAAAAATGTGGCGCAAGAACTGGGCCGCAATTCGCAAAGCCCGATATGATGGATGGAAAGCAGGAACACTACCTAAAGGACTAACAGGAGGTAATCATGGCGAAAAAGGAACTGTGGCTGAGCAGGGAGAATACCCCTTATGGTCATTACAATCTCCACACAGAAGACCCCAGCGGGTTATCCCATAGTGGTATTTATCAATATGACATAATATGTTTTAGTGCTGAATCTTTCCATAGCATTTTTTCAATCCGTCTCCGCAAGGGCCGCAAGAAGAAGATCAAGCGCATCCTAATTGAGTTGGAGAAATGAATAGAATCCACTTTGAAGTCCTCGGCAACCCCCAGGCACAGAAACGGCACCGCACCGGGAAGTGGGGGCGCTACGACCCTTCAGCCTCGGACAAGGCGGACTTTCTAGCCTTGTGCCGGGACAATGCGCCTGATAAACCGATTGAGGGAGCGGTGATATTGCGGCTGGTATTCTGGATGCCAGTTCCCAAAAGGGCGACTAAGCGATTCAAGGTTGATGTGGAGGATTTCGACATATATATCAAGAGCGGGGGGACAACAGGAATCTCATCTAAAATCATTCTTAGAGACGTCGCACACACTAAGGCAAGATTTGATATTGATAACCAGATAAAGTTCGTTATGGACGCTCTAGCGGGGGTATATTGGCAGAATGACGGGCAAGTGCAGATTGGCTGGGCCTATAAAATCTACAGCCACCGACCCCGGACGGAAATCGAGATCATTTACTAATGGAGGGAGCAATGACATCACCTAAAGCGGTGCTGAAGGAATCATTATCTATATTTGAGTATCCCTATGAAGAGGGCGGCGGAGACGGCTGGAATGAGAGTATTATCAAGCTTATCAGAGCCGCCATCCCTGTTGCCAAGCTGCACGAGGAAGTAGTGAAAATGATATTTACTCAACCGCATACGGACAAATTCTGGGCGAGAATGCACGAGATTCGTCACCAACTGGAGGCGCTGAAATGAGCAAGATTGAATTAGAAGAAGGCCAAACATTAACCGCACATGACAT